GGCCCTTGCGGCCCCGTTTCGCCTTGGTCGCCCTTTGGCCCTTGCGGCCCTGTGTCTCCAGGGTCACCCTTTGGCCCTTGCGGCCCCGTTTCGCCTTGGTCGCCCTTTGGCCCTTGCGGCCCTGTGTCTCCAGGGTCACCCTTTGGCCCCTGCGGTCCGGTCTCGCCAGGGTCGCCCTTCGGCCCCTGGATCGCGCCATTGTTGACCCATTGCCCGCCCACGGCATCCCACACATAGATGTCGTAAGGAGCGGCCGTGCCGATGCCATACATCTCGCCTGCCTTTGGAGCCTCAACGGCCGCATTAAGAGCCTCTATAGTATCATAATATCCCAAGATCGTAAAACCGGCGCCACCGAACGCAATGACGCGCGTCTTGACATCGACCGAGACGTTCTGCTGGCCGCCCTGAACGTTGGCCGCCTCGTCTCCCGAGTCCACTATCCTGATGACGTCACGCTCAAAAAGCCTTGCCGTGCCGTTGGCATCCTCAAAAGTGACCTCAATTCCATACGTGCCGGTTCCGAGAGCCTTCCCCGAGAACGATGCTGCAACGGCGCCGCCGCTGAACGTCACATTGCTGCCGGTTGCCTTGCCAAAGGTTCCGAGAAGCCGGACGGTCACGGATGACGCCGTTGACAGATCTATCGGGGCATAACTACCCGACTCCTCATCATAAGACGAGAGTCTCGCCGATAACGTGAAGTCATTGCCACGAACGACTGCGACTTCTCCGTTTAATTGACATGAACAATCATTCATATTTTATATTTATTATATCATTTATATTATTATCTTTGTTTTGGTATCGCGCCCATAGGGTGATTCCCTCCCGTATCGCGCCCACAGGGTGCTACCGTCCGGCTATCGCGCCCAAAGGGTGCTGCGCCGGATGATTTTTTTATCCTGACACGCCGAAACACATCTTCGACCGTTTCATATTCTGGCCGGTATCCGGGTCTTTCTTATCCTGCAGCTCGACGGTCAGCGGGGCGACGTCAGAGTAGATATACCGCGGCACCGCGTTTCCCTTGTTGTCGACCAGCTCCATGGTCGTCGGCGACAGCGGCTTCGTCGGATCGACCAGCGCGGTGAACGCCGGGTTGACCCACCTCACGGCTATCCCGAACTTCTTCCTGGCGGCGTGGCTGGAGCCGAAACCCCTCTTCACGTTGCTTTCAGCCTCCCATTGCGCGTAATTTCTTGACCACAGCTCCGCCTTAGTGTGGGCGTTGTCCGTCATGAACCGTTTGACGATGAAGTCGCGGAGCTCGGCGAGCCTCATTAACACCCCTTTCGCGCCGTTAAACCCGGCGGAGGTGAAAGCGGCGTGATCCGTGATTTTCTTGTCGCCGAGCGCGACGAACCAGCCTTTCCGCGCGAGCCTCCTCGTGGGGTTACCGATGTCCTGACTGATCCCTGTCTTCCGCTTGTTCATCCGCCTGTATACCATCAGCACCGCCTCGTACTTGTCCGACGACAGGGCCGGATGCCTGACAGACAGGGAATTTATCTCGACATCTTCTTCCGTGTATCCCCTGACTATCCTGAGGACAGGGCGGACGCGGAGCCTGGCATTGGCGTCGATAACCTCCGTGGCCGTCGGGATGCCGAAAACGAAAGAAAACTTTTTGGCCGTGTCCGGACCGCTCGCAGTCACTGTCGCGGTCGGGATGGTCCCGTCCACCGCCGTAGCCGTGGCCTCAGGGGTGTCAAATCCGGCCGCCGCTCCCGGAGCTCCGGAGCCGCCCGAACCTCCGGAACCGGAAGAGGAAGCGCCCGAACCTCCTGAACTCTGGCCGTACACGTTTGATGTTATCAATTCCGTGTATGACAGACTCGCAGCCGGAAGGCTGAGCATCGAGAGGTCGATCTCGCCGGTGATAAGATTGAAGGAATACTGCTCGACGATATAGTCAAGATTATCGGCCGTTGTGTGCGTCGTCCTTATAAATTCAGGAAACCGCCAATCGGCTGCTGTCTTGAACATCACGATGCCGGACAACCTCAAGCGCGGGGTTGCCACAGATAAAGCATTGTCGATGGCCATAAAGGCGTTGAAGTCCTGCGCGGTGGTGATGGCCGCAGATGTGAACTTCTTCTCCTGAATCGCATTCAGGCGTGCCCGCGCCATATCCGCCCCGAACTGGAGGTTCACCTCGTCACCCGCCGACCTCGCGGAATTGTCCAGAACCACGCGCGTGGACAACCCGTCGGGAAAATCGCTGACCGACAACCTGACATCGGCAAGCTTGGCCGTTGCTGACCATACGGTCGCCCCATCGCCCTCGCGAACGCACCTCGCGCTGAAGCTCCCTTGCGCAGGAGCGAATTCCGATGATCCCACCTTCTCAGGAATCACAAAGTTGTATGAATATTCGGCGAAGTCGGGGGTTAATTCCTGCGACAACGGATAATCATTGCCCGGATAAGTCGCCGTGTAGTTTCCGTTATCATCATAATATATCGCCCTGCCATTTCCGTCTCTTATTAATAAACCCCACTTCAGGACTGTTTTCCCGACAAAAAAGCCCGAGTTTTGCGCTCGGAAGGTTAACGTGTAGCGTCTTCCGCTAACCAGTTTTGTAAACAACACGCCAGCGATGCTATCTATCCGTTCAGGTGTTCCAGCCATGGCGTAAGCCGGAGCACTCGTCAACTCTACGGTCGAGCCATATTCCGACGTTATCCACGTTGGTGTGTCGCGAAGTGTAACGACATTAGCGCTGTCGAACGACTTTGCCACATTTGCTGCATGGATCTCCTCGCTCACCGTTAGTTCCTTGCGTGCCGGCTCGATCTCCATCGAGAGATTGCCGACCGGAAACATCTGCCCCGATCTAGACAATGAGCTCAATGCGATATAACTTATTCCGCTGTAATTGCTTATATCGGTTTCGCGCGAAACTATCCAACTGAGAGTTCCGGAGTCGATCCGAATGCAGGCGTGAAGGCTTTCCAACAGGCTATCAAGAACATCGTAATAGGTGCTTCCGGCCAAAGCGTCAACGTTCACCGTCAGATTGATAAGACTTTCACCGTCACCGGACAACGAACTGATGGCGGTTATATTGGTGATACCCTGATTAGTCTTCGCAAGCAAAAGGACCAGCAATTCCCTCACAGTCTTGTCACCCTGCTTCTGAAAATCATAGTTTTTTAGCTCGGCCAAGTTGTCGGAAGCCGTAAGCGTTATGTCATATGGAGCGTTGACCCACGGAGCCGAATACAGTTCCGGCGTTATAAAACCCCGCCAGACCCTCGACACTCCGAACTTGACGGTCACTTGGTAAAGTGTCGGGTCTGAGGTGTAGAGATCCGCAAACTCATCCTCCACAAGACATTCCGCCGCCCATTCCAGAGATGAACCAAGGATATGACCGGACCTCTCACGCTTCAGGACGGCGGAGCCGCCCACGGCGCGGCTGGAGACAGCCCCGGTGTAGTCCTTCTTCGCCACGGAAATGGTGACCTCCGGGCCGTTGGCCGCGTCAAAGACAAACCTATATAATTCGCCGTAAGCCATAATCAAGTCGTATATCGTTTCCTGTTAGCCTCGTTGTTAAGCACGGCCACGAGCTTGGAGCCGTCCGCCTGTAGTGTGCCGGTCACGTGCAGGGTCATCTCCCTCTCCCAGCTCCTGTCGTTCGAGCTGTTGTTGGAATATCCCGAACTTGCCACGGTGCTTGCCACGTAGGACGTTCCGGTGGCGCTGTTTATCGCCGCCTGGAGTCCAGCCTTGGCGGCGGCTCCCACCGCTATGAGGGCGGCACCGGCGGCTATGGCCGTGTAAGGGTTCGTGAGCATCGACTTGAACGCCTCGGAGGCGAGTCCGGCCGAAACCATTATCTCTCCCATCTTGATGGCGGCCTCGGCTAAAGGCGAAAGCAGGGCGTTCATCATCCCCGCGCCGCTCAGCTCGTCAAGTTCCGCCACGCAGTTCGCCAGGTACTGGAAGGAGTCCGATATGCCGCCCACGATGGCGTCGTTCAGTGCCTTGTTGGCATCATCCGTGGCCTTGATCATCTCGTCGAGAAAACCGTAGTATTGCTGAAAGCTGTCCGAGAGCTTTGACGGGTCAATCTTGGAGAGAAGTCCGTCAACGGCGGACGTGTCGAACTGCGTGAGCTGCTGGAGTCCCTTCAGGGCGGACTCGTCCAGGTTGATCCCGCCCATCAGTCCCTTTCCATTATCGGCGCGCCCTGTAAGGCTCGCGGACATTGACTTCAGCGGAGCGGCAATGTTGTCCATGGTCATCTTGTCGCGCATCTCCATCGCCTTCTCCATCTCCGCGTTGAACTTGGCGAGCTCGGTCATTCCGATATCAATAGCCTTATTCACCCCGTCCCTCCACTTTTGCTCTGTGACGGCCGCGCTGTTAGCTATCTCATTTTGCAGACTGGTCATCTCCCTAAGCCTTTGGTTAAGATCGCGCGAAAGGTCTTCAACAGCGGCATAGGCGCTCCTTTGCCTATCCATATCCTCAACCGAGCTACTCGCAAGGTCATTCTGCGCCTTGATGTTGTCGGCGAGCGTCTTCTGCATCGCGATCTGGTCGCCGCTGACCTGCTTTTGCAATGCTATGGCCTTGGCGACCGCCTCCTGCCGTTCCTGCACCGTCTTAGACTTGTCCGACGCGGTCAGCATCAAGGCGGCCACCTCAGACAGGCTATTTTTCCATTCAATCTGCTTGTCCTTGATACCTTCGATTGTGTCAAAAATCACTTTAGCGTAAGCAGCCGCTTTTTTCGCCGCATCGTCAGCGCCTTCCCCGATCCTCGAAGCCTCTTCGGCCATCTCTCCGTAGTACTGCTCGCCGGCAAATCCATTCTTCAACGCCAAGGTCCAAGCCGCGCCCAATTTTGTCCAAAATTTTGACCATCCGTTTATCGAATCAACAGCTTTTTCCCCAATCCCGACCTGATCACTGACATACTGCTTATAAGTATTTTTCCATGCCTCGTCCTGCGCCGCGACCGCAGCCCCCTGCATAGTCCCACGAAATCGCTCAGCTTCAGCGTTGATAGATTTGAACGCGGCAAGCAGCCCCGCAAGCCCAATCCCTGCGACAGCGGTTGACACCATCTTGGCGCCCAAGGCGACCGTCTGAAAGGATTTTTCTCCGTCGGTCGCAAAACTCTTCATAAGCACGCCCGCCGCCTTGAGTTTATCACCGATTTTTGTCACAGAACTGATAGGCAAGCCCAAAGCGTCCTCCAACGAATCGGACATTTCATCCGCTGCCTTGGAAAACTCCTCCGTTGACTTCTTGGCCGCGGCCATCTCCTTCTTGAACCCGGAGGCGTCCGCGTCAACACTCACTTTCAGTTTTTTGCTCGCCATATCACCAACCTTGTTTTTTGACTATATTTAACAGGCGGCCGATAGACCGCTCCTTCTGCTCGGAGGACATTTCCGGCGCTTTCGACTCCTTCGCATCCCACGGCATCGGCCAAAAGTCAGCCGGATCTCTTATCTGGTCTTTTCTCCGAAGCTGGACATTGAAGAGCCTCAACGCCGCACCTCTTGCCAGTTCTCCCAGGTGCCTCGCGTTCGCCTCCTCCCTGCGTCCGTATGCCCTCATCGCCTCCCAGAACTCCCCAACCGGCATACCATAGAACTCCGAGCGTGTCATCCCCAGGAGCCCGAAAGCCCAGCCCCGCGCATCCGCGATGGTGACGCTAATGCGCGGAGCCGTGTCCTCTAATCTTTTTTTTTGCCTTCCTCCTGACCTGAGGCCCCGGGGGACAGCTCCCTGAATATGGCCGCGACCGCATCAGGAACCTCAGTCAACGAGTTCGGAGCCGCCCCGACATCCTCCGGGGTGATCCTCTCATCGCTTCCGCCCTTGCGCAGCCCCTCGTTGACACAGGCGGCCACCAGCGCGGTGCAGTCCGATGCCGACAGCCGCGCTATATCCATCAGCCCGTCTATCGTGTCGCGGCCCACATATCTCAAATAAGCCGCCACGGCATTGAAATTCGCCGCCGCAGGATAAAACCTACCGTTAACCTTGACCTCAACCATGGCTACGATTCTGGGGTAATAGCACCCGTCACCTTGAAGTTCATCGTCCAGCTCGCGGTGTCCTCTGAATTGGAACTCTCGGTGTAGCCGGTGCAGACACAGTTGCCAGAATAGGACTTGCCGCCGACACAGGAATAGACGAACGGAAAGACAGCCGCCGAACCGGTCTTCAGTGCCATCTCGATCAATTCGTCACGTGTCAGCTTTGTAGTTGCTCCCGTCGCGGATACCTCAACCATTCCCTGTGCCGCGAAAGTGATCTCCTGCCCGATGACCATTGACTGCTTGTTGCCCTGGTCATCCTTTGTGATGCTCTCCTTTGTGGTCGGGGTGATCGTGAGATCATCCTGAGTGCGTCCGGCCAAAGTCTTGTTGTTCAGCTTGAACGCTATGTTGTAACCTTCTACCATAATATTAAAAAAATCTAATTGTATTGCGTTATCTGGAACCTGACCTCGCTGCGCCATATCCCCTCCACGCAAGTGTCGGAGCGGGACACCGTGAACGTCCTGAAGGTCCCGTCGTTCATCGCTGCCAAAACAGCCTCCTCCACCTTGTCCGCCAGCGGCCTTGTGTCGGCGAACCTCTTTCCATAGATGGTGACCGGAAGGCTGGAGACAATCTTGTATACGCCATCCTTTGTGCGGAAATACTCCGGCGAATGCTCATACACGGCGTAAGGATACGTCCCCGTCTCCGCCTCGTAAAGCGAGACCGGGACCACCTCTTTCACGGCGGCCACCACAGCCTTGCCTATCCTGTCATCAAAGCCTGTCGAGATCATAACCCTGCTTTTTCAAAGACCCCTTGAATTCCTCCAGAAAGACATTCTCCCAGCCTTCGCAGGCCTCCTCAAAGAAGCCGGTCGGGAACTGTCCCTTATCATTCCGCCTAAGCCGCCCGTTCGCCGAATCCTTACTTTTGACCGGATAATCGAACTTATGGTTCGGGTCGCGCCGCTCCAACGTGCCATAATCGGCCCAGTACGCCTTGAACCAGTCAGAGACCTTCTTCCCGTTCGGCTGGTGCCCCTGCGCCTCGTGTCCGTTGTAAAGTCCCATATCGGCGTAGAAGTTGCCGTCCCTCGACATCTTGGCCTTCGACTTGATCAGCTTCTTCCAACGTGAGGGTATCTGCCTTTTGAGTTTGGCCGCCACCTTGCGTCCAGCTGATGCCATAGCCTTCTTGCCGGCCTTCTGAAGCTCCTTCGGAGCGCCGTCAAACATACGGAGGACATCCTCGACTCCGTCTATCCTTATCGCCTTTGCCATATCACTCGATCGATCTGACGGACAACTTGCAGACCGGCGAAAGCCGTGAAACGGGGTCGATGCCCTCGATCGAGTAAGGGACACCGGCGACGAGGACACGCCATCTTGTCGTCAGTTCCGGCACCTTCCAGATGGTCAGGGTCAACGCCTGACCCTGCTCCAGGTTGCCGTTGTCAATAACCTCGTCGATGTCGCGCTCAACTCTGGCGAACACATCGCGGACACATTGCCAGTTATATATCTTCTCACCGGTGTCACCGGCGGAGATCTCGCAGCGTTGCAGCCGCACCCTCGTGTCAAAGTCGCCTATGCCCCAATTCTCCATACGTTACAGCTCATAGTTGCGGTAAGGTCGCAGAAGCGCGGCGGATGCCTTGGGGAGCGTCTCCACGCTGTCCAGCGGATTGCTGAACAACGAGGAGGCTATCAGGAGGATGGCGTTCATCAGGTCATCAGGCACCTGCTCCATTCCAGCAGTCCAGACGATCTCCGCCTCATCGCCCGTCACGGACGGGTCGAAGCGGACGACGGACGACGACCGCAGCGCGGTCCAGCCTTCCGAAAGCAAAACCCCGTCCACCGCCACGGACTCCACCGCCAGAAGCGGGGAATCCAGGCGGATTTCGGGGGAAAAAGGGAATATGTCGGAGAAGCGGGACTTGAACACAACACGCCCGATCTGGTGTTCCGCCGAGCGAACGGCGGCGCAGAGCTTCTGCCGCAGCTCATCGTCCAGATCACAGGAGGTCAGTCTCAGATGGCTTTTCAGTCTTCCGAGACCCTCCCAGAGCATGTCGTCGTCAAAATCCCGTCTCATTGCTTTAGTCAGTCGTAATGTCCACGATGGCCGCGAAGCTCTTAGGATCGACAACCTTGACATCGTTCCAAGCGTTCAGCGTGATGATGATCTCACCGTTGCGCGCTCCGGTGTACGGATCCACAACGATGTCGATACCTCCCCACTGACCGATATAGAGATCCTGGAAGTTACCGAAGATGAGCGCGGAGCACTTGGAGGCGGCCGTGCCCTTGGTCAAAGTTGACGGAACGAGATTCGTCCAGTCAAAAGGATAGCCGTTCAGGGTCTTAGGCGCCTCGTTGGACAACAGGAAGCGCGCTGTGCCGGTCGCCATCTCGGTCACCTTCAGAGCGCCGTTGACCTTGGCGTTGGAAAGGTAGGCCATACGTCCGCGGTTGGCGTTCTTCGAGTTCACCTCGGTCTCGAGAGCGACGATGTGCTTCCAGTCGATGGCGCCGCCGTTCGTTCCCATCGCCACACTTCCGATGCCGGAAGTGTTCAGGATGCCCGTAGGCTCACCGTTGCTTCCGGAGCCATTGATGGCCGCCTTCTCCAAAAGGTCGGCATGCGCGTCGGTGATCTTGCTCAAAAGATCGGCCTCGACATCAAAGGAGGTCTGCCTAAGCAAATCCTTAGTGGTGGCCACTGACACGGATGACCTGTGCGGGGTCATTGTCAACTTGGAGTAGGCGACCTTCTTAAGCTCGTTATTGTCGCCCTCGCCTTCCCATGCCGCCTGAACCGCGGACGAGCTGATGGCCGTGAACGTACCCACGAGGTCGGCCAGCACGGTCGCGCCCAGTCCGGCCACAACCAGCTTGTCCTTGAGGATGTCAAGGTAACGCCTTTCGCCCTCCTCTGTGAGATTGCCGCCGTCAGCCGCGGTCGTGTAGTTCTGGCCGCTTGCCGCACGTAGATAGGCTGAAGGGATGACATGCCCGCGCCTTGTGAGACCCAGGCGCTCATATTCCTGAGCTCCCATCTCGTCAACTTCCCTCTCGATTCCCTCCAGATTTCCGGCCACTATCCCGGCGATGTAGCGAACCAACGAGAACGGCCTTCCGGCCACCCTCTGCCTTCTGTCAAGCTCCCTGTCGGCAGCCTGCTGCGCGGCGGCCTCCACGGTCTCCGCCTGTTCCAGCTCCAGCATCAGCGCCTTGACCTCCGCGACACCCTTCTTCAAGGCATCGGCGTTCTCAGGGCTGTTCTGGATGCCCTTGACCTCCGCGACCTTGGCCGCGAGATCCCTTCTGATTTCCGCTATTTTTCTCATGATTAAAAAATATATTAAAGCAGAGCTGCCTCCGCTATAGTTAATTGCCTTTCGACCTCAACCGCCAACGCCATAGTCTCCATGTCATCCTTTGACACCTTCTCAACGTCATCCATCCGCCGCAGTTCGGCCATCTCCTCCTCCTGCGCCTCGATGGACTTCTTGAGAGCGTTCGGGTTCGCAGGGATATTGACCACGGAGACCTCGAGCAACTCCTGTCCGGCATAGTAATAGGTCGGGTTTTTTCCGTCAAGGGCCTCCTCGCCCTTGCCCCAGCTGCCCTTCCCCTTCGGCAGGAATCCGACCGATACGGCCTTCAGGCTGCCGAACAAAAGTTTGTTGTATATCTTGTCGGCCAGCTCGTTTATCTCCTTCGGCTCAAAGTCCACATCGACATACAGCTTTCCGTCCTTCGTGTAGGCTTTTCCCTTGCCGATGACGTTATCCGGGTTCTCTGTGTCATCCCATCCGCCGTAGACCTTGTGCTGATAGCCGATGATGCCGTTCTTGTTGAAACGGTCAAGCGACCAGCCCTCTTGATTGAGGACCGTGCCGTGCGAATCCCTGGTCGAATCCGAAGCGATGAACGTGATGCGCCTCGAATCCTTGCTCTTGGCCTCCACAACCGCATCGCCGGCGGTTCTAAACAATATCTTATCCATTATCTTGCGTGCTTTCATCATTCTCCTTGCCCACCACTCCTGAATTGAGCGGATAAAGCATATCATCAAGCCCGTCCTTGTGCTGCAAGCCTTCAAGTTCCCGGACCTCGTTCCTCGACATATAGCCGTCTAGGATGGCGTTATGGTAATAGCTCGACCTTGCGGCCGTGTCACCTCTGAGCAAACCGCCAAGACCAAACTCCACATCATACCGTCCCACCTCGTCCGAGAAGAACATCTTGGTCCTCAACTCCACCTCCAGGCGCTTGATGATCGGCCGCAGGGTATATTCGACAAACTGGATGGTCTGATGCTCGATGTTGCTGAACGTGGCGTGTGATAGTTCCGCTATCATGTGCGGCGGGATGTTCAGGATCCGCGCCACGTCCTGAATGGAGAGGGTCTCGCTCTGTATCAGCTGGGCGGCCACCGGGTTGACGGACAACTGCTTGTACTTTATACCATATTCCAGCAAAGGCGTGCCGAAATTGCCCTCTGAGGCGGCCTTGAAATGCTCTATGAACTTGTTGTAAGCGTCATCCCCAAGGTTTCCGTCCGTCTCCAGCACCGCCCTGATATTGCCTTTCCGGGTGTAAAACTCGCTTCCGAACTTCTCCGTGGCAAGGTTCTTCCCCAGAGCGATGGCGTTATATATTACGGGGTTGACACCGGTAAGCCCATCGAGGGTCAGGAGCATGAAGTGCAGCATGTCATCACCGCTGTAAGTGCCGTTGAGCCATGAGAGTCCCGGATCAGGGATTATGACGCGATACCACCTCTTCCCTCCGGACAGGGTGGCCGTGACGTTGGACGGGTGTACCTGATGGATGGACACCGGACTCCCGTCCGCTCCACGGCGGATGACGGCATAGGCGTTGCCCCAGCCCTCAAGCCACGTGGTTACGCAATTCCAGAAGTCGAAAGTGTTGGTGTAGTCGTTAGGCCTGACCGCGACGAGCCTGTAAGCCGGATGATCCTCAGCCGCCTCCTGTCCCTTGCCTGTCTTCCTCCGCACCGAGCGCGGAAGGGACGCTATATTCTCGGAGATCAGGCGGATGCCGGCATAGAACGCCGTTATCTTCATCGCCGTGGAATTGCAGACGTGCTGACCATAATCCACGGGCGGCGGAACTATGACACTGCCTGACGGGGCGACGGTCACCGACCGCCTCCTCGCACCTCCGAATATGCTGCTGAATATCGACATCGTCCGCAAGATAGCAAGCGGACGGCGTTAAAATGTGGAAAATTATACCAAAGTCGAGTCTTATCGCCGAAATTCCCTCGAATGCCTGAACGTGTCATAGGACGGGAACCGCGGCTCCCCGAACTCGGACATGAATAGACCGTTAAGGTAGTCGAACACCTCGCGCCTCGAGGTGGTCTGTCTCACCGCCCGGCGGCGGCGCAGCTCCGCCCAGAACTCCCTGGCGAACCCGTCCCTTGTGACCATCCGCCACACCCTCTCGTCAATCTCTCTCATATAACCCGTAAATCGTGGTTTGTATATATAATTTTGCTTTCCTGCCCGGAAGTGGCGTTGAGCCATCCTCCTATGGCATCCACAGTCGCCACAACGCCGTCGATCTTGTTGCGCGAGCGCGCCTTGTCAAGCTTGATGTTTGCATTCGGGTCGCGGTAGACCACGACGTTGCGGAACATCCACCGGATGACCGGATTCCCCAACAGATCTATCTCGTGACGCAAGACCGCAGCCTCCAGCCACTTTGTCGGCACGGACATGTAGCGGATGTTCTGCTGGTACTCCATCAGGCGGTCGCAATACCGCCCGAACTTCGGCAGTATGTTCCAGATCGCCCACGGGTCATACGCTATCTTCCTGACGTCATACAGATCCATCCACGAGATCAGGGTCTGAAGATACCAGTCCTCGTCAAGCGTCTTGCCCGGTGTCACGACAAGCCAGCCCTGCTCCTTCCACTGCCTGTAATCCATGCGGTCGGACATCTCCGCCACCTTAGACTCGGGGACGCAGAAGAGGTAGCGCACGGCCTTGAAGGCCGGGAACCAGAAGGCCGCGGCCGTGATGTCGTTCTTTGACGCCAAGTCCAGTCCCACATAGCACTCCTGCCCCAGGAGGACGGCCGGGTCAAGTCCTCTGCCATTGGCCGCCACATCATCATCGCTTATCCAGACTTCCGGAGCGTCAACCCACATATTGAGGTTTTTCGTGCAGAAGGCGGCGAGTGTGGAGCCTCCCTTCTTTTTCGCCTCCTGAAACTCATTCTCCATATATTCGGGGTAAAGCGACACACCGTAATTCGGGTTGACCTTGCGCCAAACCTCTGGGTCATCCCACCGGTCTCCCTCATCCGGCTCAAAGAGCATAATGAAGTGGTTATCCTTTGCCTGAATCCCGGACATCACGTCCCTGAGGAACTCCAGGTCGCGGAAATACGGATAGCTGGTGTCCATGCCGGCCGTGGAGATGGAGAACACAAGCGGCTGTCGCCTTGATCCGATACCGGTCTTGATGACATCATAGATCTCGTTCGTCTTCCAGGCGTGCCGCTCGTCGCATATCGCGGCGTGAGGGTTGAGTCCATCCTTGTTCTTTGTGTCCTTTGTCAAAGGCTTGAATGCAGAGGCGGTCTGCGACCTGACGATGCTTCCCCGGTAAATATCGGCGAGCGCTGTTAAGTCGCTGTTGCGCAGAAGTTCCTTGGCCGTGTCAAAGCAGATCTTAGCCTGCTCCTTGTCAACGGCGGCGGCGTACACCTCGGCGGCCGGCTCCCCGTCAAACAGGAGCATATAAAGAGCTATGATCGCAGCGAATGTCGTCTTGCCGTTCTTGCGGGGGACATAGACATCGGCATACTGATAGCGCCTGCGTTTCGTGGCGGCGCGATACCATCCGAAGACGTTTGCCGCCACGAAGAGCTGCCAGTCCTCCAGCTTGATCCCCTTGCCGGCGAATTCACCCTTGAAATGCTTTAATGCCTGTGCGAAACGGACGAAACGCAGGAATTTGGAGGCGTCAAAGTACAGATCCGCCCTTTTCTTGTCATTCTCGTACCTTTCGCAAGCGAGCCGCACCATCCGACAGGATGGAACCGCGCCAGACACGATGTCCGCCGCGTACCTGTCAACCCTGTCCAGATACTTACTGCTCATCAGGCCCACCTCCCTCCATTATCAGGTTGATGATCTTTGCGGACGGATCCTCTCCCTCGACCCTCGCCTTTATCCTCTGACGGTCAACAGGAGACAATCCGAAGTTGGAGCCTATCTTCGCCACGTGGCTGAAAAAGCGGTCCATCTGCCTGACGGACGGGTTCTCGACCATTCCGCAGACATTGCCCTGTTCATCGCGCTTTATCGTATACATCCCGTTCTCCTCCACATCGGCGGCGGCGGTCATATACATGTCAAACTCCTTGGCGAACATCACCAGCTCTGGAAGGTATGCCTGCTCAAGGATACCCAAGGGTATGAGTTGACGGCAGACGGAAAGATAAATCTTTCTTTGCCGCTCAGTCAGAAGCTTGTAAGACATAGTTCCGCAAGCGGCCTGGATGCTGCCGACCTTCTTCCCCTCAAGATCGCCGTCATTCTTGCGCCTGCATGCCTGATAAGTACCCTTTAACTTAGCGAGTTGCGCGGGCTGTTTTTTACGTCCGCTTCCAGTTCCGCCCATATCTATTTGAGTTTTTGCACATTACAATTACTTGGCCGATTTTCAGCACTCGCGTCTCCGAAACTGGGGCCGTGGTCTTGAAAAGAATCGGCCGAGAGATTCGAGGCCCCCTCCCCCTCTCGAAGCGTGGCGGCCGCCACGCCGGTTGCCTCCGCAACGCGCCCACCAAGGCCATTCACGTGCGTTCTACGCCATTCTGAGATAACCACTTTATCCCTATTACCTTTAGCGATGTTGCAATCATAACAGAGGCTTTGGAGGTTGCTTTCGTCGAAGAAGTCACGGCACACCGGGAAAGGCGTGATGTGGTCAACGACCTCCGCCGCCTTCAGCCGTCCGTTCCTCGCGCACTCGGCGCAAAGAGGGTGCGATTGCCTGAACGCCCTGCTCAATCTCGTCCACCTGTATGTGTGGTACAAGTCACTTGACCTCTCGCGTTGATAGCCACCGCTATCAGCGTCTTTTCTTTTCTTCGAATCCCACGCAAGCGCCATATCTAAGCATCAATTAAACCTCCCGAACACCAGCATAGCCGCGTCCCGTGAATGCTCGGTCGTCCTGCCGGTGTAGCCGGTCACGGCCGCGAAGCTGTCACGCGCCCATTTCGTCGCTCCCCTCAAAGGTGCCACCATCTGGAACGGTATTTTCATTCTTTCCAGGAAATCCTCCCAGATCTTGGCATCACGCTTGACAGACCCGGCGCCAAGGCGGCGAGCCATCTCCTTGCGGACATCGTGTGTGTCAGGCACCCACCTGCGCAGCCTCGCGTCCTCAACGACAACGCGGATGTCCTGATATTCCGCCACAAGACCAAGCACTCGGAACAAGGCCTCGTCTATCGTCACCGTGTCCAGCGACAGCAGCTCTCTCTTCCCGGAGTCCCACACGGCTATCCCGGTGTTGACACCTGTATCAATACCAACCCAGATCATGGCCTACCAGTTGTCCTCGTCTTTTACCTCTTCCTTCTTCGGAGCAATCTTCCAGGGCTGGAGCGATCCGATGAACGGAAGGCCGCGGACCTGTGTCTCGCTCATCCTCTCGAAATATTCCCGAGATACCTGCGGCTTGATGTAATGACTTGAGCCGAAGCTCTGGTTCGAACTCTCGTAAGCCGTCGCCAATAGCTGGACATGCTCCAACGGCCTCGAAGTCATCGCGCCGAGGCCGGGGTCAAACTTTTTATATTCGTCGATGACCGTGCCACGCTCGTTGTCGATAGGGATGACGATGCAGCGGCGTGTCGCCACATCCCCCTTGATGTCCATAATCTTCGCGCCTGGAATCCTGTCCAGCTCGATCTTGATGTTAAAATTTCCCATATTCTACCTTTTGACAATAATTTCAAACAATAATCGGTCTTCGCCCTTAGGGACGATTCGACTAAAAGTGACTCATTCCCCGTCCTCCTTCTCCTTGAACGCGTCGGACGGCTCGATGTAGAGAGCCTCCTCCACGTGTCGCAGCCGCTTCCACAGGTTGCGCACCTGCTTGGACTTCTGCTGGAACTCCAGGCGGTCAACCGAGAGCCGGTCGTCCGTGTCCCGGCACAGCCATTCGATGCGATTCCACATCTTGTCGAGCTCCTCCTTCATCTCCGTGAGCATCTTCACCTTGCGCTCGTGCAGCCTCCACAGGATCCACAGGCGGGCCTCAACGGTCACCAGGGCCACGAGTATCAATAAAAATATTATTCTCATATCCTATCCGTTTTTTTTGTTCAAAGAAATCATTCTGACGGCCTCCCTCTCGGCTTCGCTCAGCTCCCAGACTATCACTTTCTCCGCAGCCTTCTTCTCCGCAGCCTTCTTCTCCGCAGCCTTCTTCTCCGCAGCCTTCTTCTCCGCAGCCTTCTTCTCCGAGATCAGCCATCCTTTGCCAAATATCGCCTTGCCGACGGCCTTCTGCGACGCGAGCGCGGACAGCAGCACCGGCGACACCTCGTCCCTCATCACCTTGAACTCCACCCCGTGCGTGGACAGGTAGCCCAGCATCGAGGAAGTGAGCACCTCTGGAGGGTACTCGTAGCGCGGCAAGGGCACCGAAGCATCGCCTTTCGCCTTCTCCTGCGCCTCCTTTATCCTCTTCCTGAGGTCGGGCGCGGACATCGCGAACACGTCCCCGAAGAGGTTGGAGATGAATCCGGTATTGACCTTCGCCCCGTTGGCATACTCGACCGGACAGGCGCAAGGGATGTAGGTCAGAGAAGAAGAAGAAAAGAGCGTCAGCTGCGGGCCGAACAGGAAGAAGCGGATCCCCCTGCCCTGATAGAATCTCAATATCCTGGCGAGGATGCTGAACGGCGGGTTGTCAACCACGACATCATCCTCCTTGTAGTCATAGGCCTCATAGTCGCCGCCCGGCCAGAACGGACGCACTATGTTCGCGCCTGACAGATCCACCTTCTCACGGAGCCAGCCAAGGACGGCCTCGTACACCTCAACGGGCGTATAGCAGTCATCCGTGGTCAGTTTCGCCTTGAACTTCTCCGTGAACTCGCCGTAATCATCCTTGCCGACCTGCCCCTGAACATACTTGGCCTTCGGCCTGACCTCCTCGCCGAAGAGATCCAGTTGCTTTATCTCATCAGCCATAAGCCTACCTCCTTCTTGCAAACAAACCCTTGGACCCCATCTTCCCGAACATCCAGTCATCCCCGACCGGGTCCGACTGCGCCCCGGCCTTCTCCGCCTTCGGCCTCCTACCCGCAGACGGCACCGGCTTGGCGCATCCGCAGCTCTTGGTCTGGCCGCCCCTTAGGCTCTGGGCGTAAACAACCCTTTCGGTCCCGCAGTCGCAGCGGCAAAGGCACGCCGTTCTCCTGTGCCCGTCCGTTGACGTTCTGGTCGTCATCCCCAGCACCGTCCATCTCCCGAACCTCTGTCCGCTCATGTCTCCGAATCCTTTCGCTCCGCCCATACTACTGCATCTTGAAGAACCTTATCAGAGCCTCCGCGTCGAACCCCGGCACCGGCTTGAAGTTCGCTATCGCCTTGTGCACCCTCTGACGCTTGTCGTTGCCCTGCGGATCGCCGTCAACCCTCGAATAGTACAGTATCAGCAGCCGCACGATGTCGTCGGCGTAGGACTGTAAAGCCTCCGTGCGCTCCGCTATGCTCTCAGGCACGCGGCACATGGCGTAGTTGAACGTCTCGTCAAAGGCGGCCTCCAGTCCTTTCAGGAGGCCGTTGATTGACTTCTTGGCGTCGTTGAACGCCTGCTTCTTGCGCTGCACGAGGCAGTTCCTCGCGCCTATCTCGTCGAGGGCCCTCGCCATGCGCGCCCCCATCGTCTGGATGCCCCAGACCATCTCCAGCAGCACGACCAGCGCGGCGTATCCCTCCGCGCTCAGGTCGGTGCCGGAATCGTTGATCAGTATATTCCCATTCATACCGTTTTCTCCATGAAGTCAAAATAATGCCCCTTGTCAGGATTCCTTCCCTTCTTTTCAAGCACCGGGCAGCGTCTGGTGCCGTCGTCGTAATAAGCCACAAGATTCCTCACGTCAACCTCGTAGCCGCGGCTGCGGAGATACCAGACGCTCTGATGAAACCTGTGCCCTCTGTTCAGGACCCTCAGCCTTGTGCGCTGCGGCACTCCGAACACGCGCCTCGCCCTCTCCTCTCTCAACGTCTGCCTCCTGCTCTCGGCGGACTTCTCCACCCGCTGCCGTTCCTTCCGTGCACCAAGCCGTTGCAGCGAAGTCACGCCCGCCTTGAAGCGGTAGCGTTCGCTCCCGGGGATTATGTATCCCTTCGGCGGGTACGTGCCGTTGATGATGTGTGACTCCCTCGCCTTGTCAGCCGCGTTCCGCTGACACTTGCGCATGAACTGCTTTGTCTTTACCAGCCCCAACGCCCTCGCAGTCCTGTGGAGTGTGGAGAAACTGATTTCCAGCTTCTCCATTATTACGTCGTTCGGCGTGTTCTTGAACATCTTCCGGAGCCGCTCAACCTTGGCGGCGTTCTCTGGTCTCTCGTGCCACATCATGTCCTGTCAGTTTTGACGGCCTGCATCCTCACCTCCCACCTCGTGTCCAGCGTGGCGAGCAGCTCGGCTCTTTTTTTTCTCGCGGCCTCCTCAGTGTCGAACCACCACTCGTCATGGCGGTTGAAGTAGTCCGAGGAGACCATGTAGCGTGTCGTTATCATGTTTTCTTGTTTGTTTTACGGGCGGTAGCGGAGAAGCCGCCGCCCAGTATCAAGCCTAAGCCACACCTCCGTCGGCAGTGCCCAAAAGCACGAGGGGAACCGCCATGCATTCGGTGTCCAGGTAGTCGCTGCGCGCGCAACCGCCGCTGCCGTACGCGACCCACCCGTAGTACTTGTAGTACCGTGAGCAACTCCAGACGCTGAAGCAAAAATCCTCCAGAAGATCCGCCCCGTCTATCTCTCTTGCTAACTTGTCGATCTCGCCCTCCTGCTCCGTTATCTCCATCGCCGCCAGCAGGGTCGGCAGTCCGAATCTGCCGAACCTTTCGGAGCTGAATTTCGTGACAAACCTCGCCGCAGGGCTTCCCGCTTCGAGAAGCGCGGCTGTGGCTGCCTGGTTGTCCCTCAACCTCAGCGCGGCGGTCTCGGAAATTCCCGCGTCGAGCCACCTATCCCTATCCTTTGGATCCAGCAACTCCTCGTTGCTGTACTTCGGGTAAATGAGAGCCTTCTGCCCGTTCAGGAGGTCGATCTCGATTCCCCCGATGCATTCAAGCCTGTTCTGACCTTCAAGGCCTTCTTTGTAGATAATCCTTGCCATAATCAAAAAATCTTTCTGTAATTCATGAATCCGCGCCTCATAGCTCCAGCCCGTATTCCTTGGCCACCTGCCTGATAACATCGCGGCCATAGTCATTCTTCGTCTGCTCAAAAAACGCCCGAAGAGTGATGCTGTCCGTCGGCTTGTAGCCATGCTCCTCGCACCACTGCCGCCTTCCGAACTCGCAGGAGCCTGTCAATATGTGATGCCAGTCGAACAGGTCGCCGTAAGGCTCGTCCAGTGACGGGTGGGTCTTCATGAATTCCGCTATCCTTTCATCCAACGGCTTGTTCTCCAGCCATTTGGCCTCAACGGCATCAACGGCGGCGTGCAGCGTGTCACCGTGGGCAAAGAAGTTGCCTCTTTTGGCTATCCAGCAGTCCTTAAGTGTCATGTCCCTTCGCAGCACCGCTCCCCTCGCCGCGTCGCCCTTGACTGCGAAGATAAGGGTTGGAACGCGGTCGATGTCATAGACCTTGTGACCGGTGAACTCCTTGACGCCATAGCCATCGCCAGAGCCAGAGCCATAGCCAGAGCCATAGCCATCGCCATCGCCATCGCCATCGCCATCGCCATCGCCATCGCCATAGCCATAGCCATCGCCATCGCCATAGCCATAGCCATCGCCAGAGCCAGAGCCATCGCCATAGCCATCGCCATCGCCATAGCCATCGCCATAGCCATCGCCAGAGCCAGAGCCAGAGCCAGAGCCAGAGCCAGAGCCAGAGCCATAGCCATAGCCATAGCCAGAGCCAGAGCCATAGCCTACTGCCAAAAACCGCTCGATGTCCCTCTCTATCTCTATCGCTTCCATTCCTTCTTCGCCTCGATGTTAGCCATTGCCTTGTCTGTGCAAGGGATGATCTGGACTGCGTTGGCGACTACCAGCTCAGGCACGGCCACCGTGATCTTGCTGCTGTCGTTGCACCCGTCCTGCGAAAGCTGCTCCACGGCCGCAGCGCCGTCCCAGTACCACACCTTGCGGGCGTTGGCAAGACGGACGTTCAGCCCGTTTGCATCACTGCTCACCTCCCTGACCTCGCCGAAGAAGACCCCGGCGCCATAGCATCTCACGATGCACTTTTTTCCGATGTAATTTTCCATCATTTTTGAATCATTAAAAATAAACTTGGCCCGGAGCGCGGAGTCGAACCGCCTTTATGTCTGTCAAAATCATCTGCTTTGTGTGTTTGGTATAGCTTACGTATTCCCGCGTCCCCGTGGACGCTTTCTCTCCGGGCTTTTCGCGCGTCACCGCGCTACTTGGGTTGGAAGGTAACTCCTGGGCTACCTTGGCTGCGAGGCTTTTTCCTTGGGGCGCGGGAGGGAATCGAACCCCCTTGGCCATAAGCCAAATCCGCACTCCGCGCCCTTGCTTGTGGCTATCCCAGGGCCTCAGGCTCAATGTCTGTAAAGACTTTGAGTGTGGCTCCCCGGCGAGGAATCGAACCTCGCTGTCGTCCTACGCTTTGAATGAAGTGTGTCTTTTCGGGGCGTCTTCATTCATTGTGCCGGAAACGCCATATTCCGGCCTTCGGGAAGTCCCTCGGAGGCGCCTCGCGGCGGCTCGTCGGAGTTAACCACTTAATCAATAACACTAATGACTAATTCGCCGCGATAAAACCCGCGCGGCGGCGGGTTTATTCCTAAAATCACCCCGTCATTTCCATTCCTCCGCCATTTCCTTGACCCCTCGCGGACTTTCAGCCGCAAAACAAGGGTTTTATCATTCCAAGCCGCAAAACGCCGCCAAATCGCCTTATTTTGGTTCAGTCCCCTCAACCGGCTTTATCCACCAGTCGTTGAGCGTCCGCCCGACCAGAATCCGCCCCCGCTTCCTGAGCTCCGAGAGCGACCGGAGGAGTGTGCCCTCGGGGATGCCCTCGGAATATGACCAGCGCCTCAGGTCAAGCAGAGTCGTGTGTTCGGGGATGACGTTAGCCCCTCTCCGCTCCTCCGTCCTGCGGAGGATCTCGGAATAAACCCTGCCCTCCATCAGCCCAAGTCGAAGTAAGGGTCTCTGTGCGCCACCTCGCCATCCTCCTCCCCGGCCGCTGTTTCCGAAGTGTCGGGGAATATCGAGGCGGGCGCGTCCTGCGTCACCTCCTCGAACTCGGAGTAGGTGGCGTTCGGCCTGAGGATGACGTACTCACCGGCGCGGCCGCCGTCGCGGTTCTTTCCGTTGATCACCTTGACGAGCTTCGCCCCGTCGTAGAACGTTCTCGGGGAGAGGAAAACCACCCTGTCGGCATCCTGCTCGATCGCGCCGGAACCGCGGAGGTCGTGGAGATCGGGGTCCCTGTCGTTCCTCACGTTGTCCCTGTTGAGCTGGGAGAGAAGCACGACCGGGATGTCCAGAGACTTGGCCAGCAGCTTGAGCCGCCTTGTGATCGTCCCGATGCGCTTGTCCTCGGTCTCATTCCTGCCGCCCGGAGTCGAGATGAGCTGGAGGTAGTCGATGTAGGCCACGGAGCACCTGCCCTGCTGGTGGCTCACCGTGATGTCGGAGGCGATCTCGTCAAGGTCGAACGTCTGATCTTCGATGTAGAAGCCCCAGCTCTCCAGCCTCGCCCTCGCCTCCTTCCAAGCCCCGTCCCAGTCGGCGCGCCCCGTCAGGTTCTCGCCCGGCCTCAGCCCCCCGAGGGCGTACATCATCTTCTTGGCCAGCTCCCTGCGGCCCATCTCCAGCGACCAGATCTTGCCGGGGATGCCCGCCGCCGTCTGCCTCGCCAGCATCGCAAGCATAAGCGACGTCTTGCCTATGCCCGGCCTCGCCGCCAGTATGAACAAATCGCCACCCTTGAGGCCGCCGAGGAACCACTCGTCGAGGGCGTGGATGAACGTGGGCACGGCGGTCAGCCCTCCACGGATCCTCGTCTCGTAAGTCCGCCTCAGAGACTCGCCCAGCTCGTCCACTGCCTCGGACAGCCTCCTCTCTGAGGAAGCCCCGCACGCCGACTCCAGCGTCTCGCAGAACGCCCTCGCCTCCGACATCACGCCCTCCGGCATCATCGACACCTCTGAGGCCGTCCGCATCAGGCGGTCGCCGAAGTTCCAAGCCGTCCTCGCTATCCACATCTGGCGCAGAAGCCTCGCGTGGTTCCTGGTCTCCACGATGCCGCCACCGCTCCCCGTGTGGGCCGCAAGCAGCCTCACAGCGTCGGAGTCCGCCACGGACATCAGGACGGAGACGTCCACCGGCTCGCCGGAGTCCCACCTTGAGCACACGGCCCCGAACGCCTCCCTAAGATGCCTGTTGGTAAACATGTCGGGGCGGGCGACCCTGCGGGCCTCGTCTATCACCTCGGGGCTGGCGAGGATGTCCCAGACCAGCAAGGCCTCGATCCTCTCGTCGGAGAGCCTCGGAAAGTTGTCACCTGCCCCAGCCATTCCTGTCCCTCCTCTCCCATGTGACCACGGCCAGCCTCCAGTCCTTCATCCTCCTGCCGCTGCTCAGCCGCCAATCATTATTCTCGTAGTGGGCGAAGAACGCCACCGGGTCTATCGGCGACCGCCTCACCTTCTCGATGTACTCCCTGACCTCGGCGAGGGTCGGCGGGACGAACGGCGCGGCGCAGGACTTTTGCCCTTTTTTCTTTCCTTGGCTTTGAGGGGCACCGTCTCCGACGGATGCCTGTTTCTCGGTGCCGAAGAGTGTCGCTTCGTTCTGTCCCTCTTTCTCTGTGGCGGGGGAGGTGGAGCCAGCGGCTCCTTCGCGCATATGCGCGTCCCCCCTCTCTCCTTGTAGTCTGTTATTACTTGCAGTCTGTATATTACTTGCAGTCTGTATATAATCACTTACCAGTTTTCGGACAAGGCCGTTTTCCGACTTGTCCGTTTTTGGCGAAGTCGGTTCTCCGCCAAGACCGTTGTCTGCAAGGTCGGCTCTCCCTGCCCTCGTCCTGTCTTCCACAGGCTCGGCGTGGAACTCGTAGTCCCAGCCGCTGAACCTTCCGTTCTCCTGCTTGACGGGAACTCGCCTTACAAAGCCCTTGGCCTCCAGCTCGACTATGATCTTGCGCAGCCTCTTGGGGCTTATGTCCAGCTTCGTGGCCAGCCCCCTGATGTTTAGATTCCAGGTGTCGCCCAGCCTGATGACCTTGCAGTAGACGCCTATCGTCAGGCAGTCGTTCTCCTCGATCAGGGAGGAGTGTATCTTCTCGAAGTTGTCGGCGGGCTTTATCACCCTTATGTTGCCGCTCTGCGTCTGTTTCATTCTATTGGTCAGTTTTCAAAGTGTCGTCATCCCCGTAGGCGTAGTCCTCCAGCATTTTCGGGTCGTAGTCGTTGTCGCTGCTCTCGCATATCGCGACGATGAGGAGGCGGGCTATCGCCCGGAGCTCCTCGGCTATCCTCCTGTTGCAGTCCATAGCCTACTCCGCGTCTATGAGAAGGGAGCAGTACAGCGAGCCTTCGTGCGATGTCACCGCCAACGCCTTGACTTTCACCAATCTCCAAACGATGGTCAGGACGTGTCCCCACTCCCAGAACGGGAAGTCTTGCGCCTCCTTCTCGTGGTCGATCCTGACGAAAAGCAGCCCGTCCTTCTCCAGAAGCAGCCCGGAATACAGCCCGGCATCCCTTTCCGCTTTGCTGTATATTCTCAGTCGGTCGAGGAGGACAGCCTCCTCCACACCATATCTTTTGGCTATATCGCTGTTGAAATAAGTTGTCATTTTTTGAAAGTTTTAGAAATTTCCCAATACCCTGTCGAACTCATCCATTGTCATATATCCGTCAAGGACGCGGATGATAACGTCCTTGACTTTCTCATAGAGATCCCTGAACTCCGAGTCGTCCATCCTGTCAAAAGCCACGGACTTCGGGATCTCAAGCCACTCGCCCCTTGTAGGGGAGAAGAAGGGCTCGTACCATCCGGCGGCCACCTCGACGTATTTCCTGAACGCCTCGCGGCTCCTGAATCCCGCCTGAGTCCCCTCTGGCAGACACGCCCAGGCGGCGGCTATCAGGGCGAAATAGAGGCGGTGGAGGCGGATGTTCCTCGCGGGTCTGATCTCCGCCTCGTAGGCCTCGCCGAGTTTCAGCCTCCTCCTCTCCTCCCAGCCCTCCTCGTACATAGGCACGAGCCCCGAGGCTGTGTTCAAGAGCGTCAGTTTCATCGCCTAAAAGGGCAGATCCCCGTCTGCCGGGGCGGGGGCATAGTCTTGCTTTGGCGCGTAACCCTGCGGAGGGTACGGCTGCTGTTGCTGCTGGAATTGCCGAGGCTGTGGCGGCTGCTGAACCGGAGCCTGAGGCATAGGCTGAGGCTGCGGCTGCTGCGCGTAGCCCTGCTGAGGGTAAGGCTGCGGGGCGGCCTGTTGCTGCTGCCCCTGAGGGGCCGACCCCAGAAGCTGGAGAGACTGGCAGAGAACCTCCGTGACGTATCTTTCGGAGCCGTCCTGAGCCTGATACTTGCGCGTCCTGAGCTTGCCCTCCACGTATATCTGGGAGCCCTTCCTGACGTACTTCTCGGCCACATCCACGCTCTTGCCGTTGATGACTACGTTGAACCATTCGGTCTGTTGTTGTTTTTGGCCGTTCCTGTCCGTGTACTTCTCCGTGGCCGCGAGGGTGAGCTTGGCCATCCTGCTGCCGTCCTGGAACGCGACAACCTCGGGGTCCTTGCCCGCGTTGCCGATTATCATTACCTTGTTGAGTGACATATCGCTTATTTGTTTTTGATTATCAGACTTGCCTTGACCCTTGATGTTTTGGCGTACTTGGCGTAAAGGTCGGGGTCCTCCTCCTTCAACCTCTTGGAGTCCACCCTCTCGGTGTCGTAGGCTGCCTTCAGCTTTATCGTGCATCCGTTCGCCTCAAGCTCCGGTATGTGGTTCGCCTCCATATAGGCGGCGACCTTCTCGCAGTAGGCGGCGCGGACGCATTCCAGCTCCTTTATCGTGTTTTTGAGCTCGTCTATGCGGAGCGAGTAGGAGATAAGGCTGTCGGTCTCGTCCGGTGTGAGGATCCCCGTCACGTCCGGTGTGTCCTGCGGGGACAGCCTGACGCCGTCCCTCTCGCATCTGAGCAGCTCCGCGACCCTCTCAGGCGGCACGGGGTCGACCTCGACAATCTTTGCCCTGCCGTCCCTCACGTGGATGCCGTAGAGGCTCCTGACCCTGATTCCTGGGTTCTGCGCCTCGTTGTACTCCTCCTCGGTGTCGAACTCGCTCTCCTGCGGTTCCGGGAAGTGGTGGAAACGGTCTCTCATACCTCTTCCTCCTCCCATTCCGGGTGGGCAAGGCCCATGACCTTGTAGGCGATGTAAAGCAGCGCGCCCCCGCTTATCTTCACGGCCGCGAATGTCGCGGCGTTGGCTCCGGGCGTGTCGCCAAGAAGCATCACCAGTGCCGCAAGGGCTACAAGCCCGACCACGGCGTCCACTATGATAATCCCCTTTTTCATATCCCTAAAACTTTAAGCCTTGCTTCCAGTTCCGGCGGCAAGCGCCGCTCCTATCTCGTCAAGGGCCATCGTCAAATCCTCACCTTCGGCCTCCTCGCGAAGGTTCTCCAGCATGAGCCTTGCGATGATCAACGCCTTTCGATAGCGGAAGAACTCGTCCGTCCTGTCGGCGTAACGCTCCTTCATCATCTCCTCCTTCACCTCGTGGGCGGTCTTCTGCGCCTCCAGCAGCCGGATGCGGTCTTTCAACAGCCCCATCTCCACGTCCTTGCGGTCGATGATGTCGCCGAGGTCCGCTATACGGTTGCCCAGCTCCCTGTTGGTCTCCTTGGCCGCCGCAAGCTCTCCCTCCGTTCCTTCAAGCCGGCTGTGCATCCAGTCATAGACCTGCTGCGGCCCGTTGTTTTTCAGCCACCTCTCGCAGAAGGTGTCCTTGTCGACACCGTCCCCCGCCGCCATATATTCCTCGTGGATCGCCTTGAAGTGATCCTCCGTCGGGGTGAACCCCGTCCTGTCAATAAATTCCTGTCTTGTCATATCTTTAATTTTTTTTAAGGTTTATCAATAAAAGCCGCCCGGACGGGCAGGAGGCGGCGTTGCAACAACAATGTGAAAAACAAACTCTTAATACTCGCCACTTAAGGCTCCAACCCCGCGGGCGTCCCGTCCAGCAGCATCACTGCTGTATTCTTCCTAATGAGCGGCCCAGGCGCGCTCTATCTCCGTGCCCTTGTAGTAGACACGCCCGGACTTGATTCCCATTCCGAGGGCAGGCCTTATCTGTCCGGACTCCCTCCAGCGGGCTATCGTCCTCCTGTTCACGCCCAGGAGCCTGGCGGCCTCGCTCTCGCAGTAGCGGGACGATGGCGACACTTTTGGTCTCTCGTTTGTCATGACTTGGGAAATAAAAGTTCCGGGCTGCATCTTTTCTTTGTTACTATGGAGATCAGCCGGGCAAGCTCTTTTTGATTAGCCCAATTCGGAGTCCTCTTGCCGTTCCGCCAATTCCACAACGTCTGCGGTGATACACGCAGGTTTATGTAGATGGCGAACCGCAGGTTCTCCCGCTGGTAGTCGGTCAAGGTCTCCCAGATTTCGGGGAAAGTCCTTGCATCTATCGTTTTATTTTCGTTCATTTGCATTTACCTTTAGCGTTCAACAACGTTTATTGCGTCGTTGTTTCGTTTGTTGATGCAAAGTTAAGCAAAGTAAAGCAATAAAACAAGAGATGCTTTACTAAATTTGCTTTATTTTTTAACACTTTTTGCTATATGGCTGATTTTGAGCGATTTTTAAAAGACAACAATCTGAAAAAGATTGATATTGCAGACTATCTGCAAGTATCAAAAGCTTTTATCACACAATTATGTAACGGAAGCCGCCGCCTACCGCCCGAAAAGTTTGCTTTACTCCAGGCAAAAGGCTGGGACACAACCGCCCTCCTTGAAAGCGACCAACCTTCCGACAACTCCAACAACGGCAATATAACCAAGATCGGGAACCTGAGCGGTGTGACGAACTCCCCGACGACCGTGAACAACAACGGCGGCTCCGCCGAGCTGATGAAGGTGATAGCGCAGCAGGCGGAACAGATAAAGACGCAACACGAGCAGATACAAAACCTGACAGAAATCATAAAGAACCTGACGGCGAGGTAGCCGCCGGGAAACCTCAACACTAAAACATAACATCATGCCAAGAAGCAAAGAAGAAGAGGGTGACGGCTTTAACGCAACAATCACCGAGATGCTGAACACGTTCATAGCCCAGTGGGGCGACACTACAAGGAGGCTGCAAGAGAGCAGCGAGGACAGGCTCGACAGGGTCAACAAGATGGCCGAGGCGCTGTGCGACGCCGTGGAGCGCACGTCACAGATGGCCAGCGCGCACGGAGGCATCTGCCGCCTGAGCCTCGCGGCCGCGGAGGAAAGGATAGCCTCGCTGAAGGCCGACCGCGACAGATGTCAGACGGCCTCGCGAACTTCATCCTTTTCATGGTCATCGCCGCCCTGGTGA